ATTTAAAAATGTTGCTATTGAATGCGGTTATAGCGAGGATTGGTGTATAAAATTAAACCAGAAAGCACTGGAAAACATAGATACATTTTTGTCCGGTTATAAAATTGAGTGGCAAACATTACGGTAGTTCGGTTTTTGTTCGGTTCATAAGACAAAATACAGTATATACTCATATTATGGCTTATCTCCTATAAATATATTTTGAATAAGGCGGGAAACTGCCTTATTTTTTTATGTCGAAAAACGGGGTGGGATAGTGAGTTCATTAAAGCTCTTAATAAACGATACGAAGCTATATTTTAAAACGTGTCTTAAAATACGAGACAGAGAAACAAGCACAATAATGCCGTTTATGACCAATAAAAGTCAAGACAGGCTTGTAAAGATTGTGGAGAATTGGAAAGAACAATATCCTGACGAAAAGACGAGGCCAACGTTATACATAATAATATGCAAAAGCAGAAAACAAGGCTTTAGTACATGTACTGAGGCATTATTTTTTAAAGAACTGCATTTTAGTTTAGGCAAGGTTGCAATGATAGTCAGTTATGATGCCGATTCTGCAACGACAATCAATAATATGTCGGATTTGTTTTATCAGGAGCTGCCGCAATTTTTAAAACCTGCAAAGCGTTCCAGCTTAAGCAAAGGCCTGCTGCTTGAAAACCCGAAATTTGACCCGTCAAAACCGATTACAGCAGGTAATGACCCTGGACTGCAATGTAAGTTTTTGATTGAAACGGCAGACAACAAGAATGCCGGTTCATCCTACACTATAAATTACCTTCATCTCAGCGAGATAGCGAAGTGGCCGGGAAACATAAAAGAAACTATGACATCACTGCTTAACTCTGTCCCGCAAACAAACAGTATTGTTATTTGTGAAAGTACATCAAAGGGCATGAACTACTTTAAAAGCCTGTGGGATGACGCCGTATTAGGCAAAAACAGTTACATTCCCTTATTTGTTCCGTGGTTTGATGATGAAGGCTACAGGATGCCTTATACCGGATTTGAATTAGACGAAGAAGAACTACGCATTAAAAAAGAATACGACCTTGACAATGACCAACTGGAATGGCGTAGATGGGCTATAAAAAATAAATGTTCGGGTGATTTAGACCAGTTTCATCAAGAATATCCGTCGTGTCCGGAAGAAAGTTTTCTTTCGTCAGGCAGACCGGTATTTGATATAACAAAGGTTACGAGGCGGTTAGAACTATTGTCAAAGCAGTACAAGGAAAAACCGCCTAATGTTGGATATATTGATGTTGTCGATGGAAAATACAAATTTATTCCGGATAGAAACGGCACGTTAATCATTTACGAACATCCCAAGCCGTATGCTCCTTACGTAATAGGCGCAGACGTAGCGGAGGGAATACGCGGCGGCGACTATAGCGTGAATCAAGTTTGCGACAACACATCCGGACGTCAAGTTGCATCACAAAGGTTGCACACTGAGCCGGATAGATTTGCAGAGGAACAAATAAAGCTTGCAAGATATTACAACAATGCGCTAGTTGCTACAGAGGCGAATAATCATGGACTAAGCTGTATCAAGCACATGCAGCACATAGGGTATTACAACCAATATAAGCGTGAGACATACGATGAAATTTCGGGAAGTAAACAACAAAAATTCGGATTCCTGACAACATCATCAACAAGGCCAAAATTGATAGATAAAGCAAGAGCAATAGTGCGTGATGAAATTTACCTTGTAAATGACCTTGCTACATTGCAGGAAATGCAGACGTTTGTTTATGCACACAGCGGAAAAGAAGAAGCCGAACAAGGTTTTTATGACGATTGCGTTCTCTCGTTCGCAATTATGCACGAAGCCCGTTCACAGCAACGCGCATATACAGCCCCAGAACCCGAGAAGTGGGACAACACAAAGTACACTCATCCAAGCATATTAATAGATTCAACCAAAAACCCGCAACTGAAACGATATTATCAAAAGAAATTTGGGAGGAAATAAAATGGATTTTGAAAACACAACAACACCCGAAATCAGGATGGCTCCAACGGTTAAACCAATAAAAGACGTTCCGAAACGCCCCGAAACCAAGCGTAAATCAATGTGCGACATGTCCAAAGATGAACTTATGGAATTTGCGGCAGAACGGCTTATCGGCCTTATGGCGACGTTTGACGAAAAGCTTTACCGTACAGATACCGCCTATAAAAACACGTTTGATATTGAATTTATGTATGGCGTGGCGGCGTATGCAATGCTCGGATTTCGAGACGTGGGCTTTCCCGTATCCCAGTTTTTGGAACAATACGGTAAGTCATTACAGCGTGTGCAGATAAAGAAACGGATTCTTGAATAAAAAGCAGGTGATAGCATGGACATTTTAAAACCTGTTAAGACCCTTATAGACAGGGGGAAAAAGAAAATGCAGAAAATTAAAGATATAGATGAAATGGTCAGAGAAGCGACTACCCTTATGGAAGAGTACGAAGCCGCCGACAAGGAAAAGCAGCCGTGGAACGATAAATTTGACCGCGAAGAAAAGATTTATGTCGGTGACAGGACGTTTGGCAATACATACTCCGCCAGTGCTACAGACGACGCGCGTACACCCATAAGAATATCGCAGTCCATTATAGAAGCGCAGATTGACCTTAACATACCCGAAGCAGTGTTTAAACCTGTAGCGGAAGATGATGAACTGTCCGTAAAGAAATTACAGGCAGAAGCTGACTACACTATACGGAACAGTGACCTTGACGAGGTTAATTCATCCGCTGAAAGAGTAGTAAAAAAGCACGGCATGACATGTTATAAGGTTTTATGGAATAACAACTATCAAGGCCCCGGATTCAGGGGCAGACCCGAGATAGTTGAGGTTCACCCGAAAAATATAGCGTGGGCGGCTGGCAGCGTAGACAAGAACAAATGCCGCTGCATGTACCATATTGAAAATGTGACTTTGCAGGAGTGCGTCAAAAAGTACGGTGATATTGCTAAAAAATTACCTGATTATGGGCTTTGCGCCGACATAAAGTATGACACTGTAGGCGATGGTAACGGTTCAAATGTGCATAACACCAACGATGCAAATGCGCATATTGACCTTATGACGGAGCAGATGAATCACCCGCTTACAAAGTATACCATTATAGAAAAGTGGTATCTTGACGACGACGACGAGCTTTGCCTGACGGTATTCAGCGATAAACTCATTTTGTCAAAAAAGCCAAAGTATTACCACAGGCGCAGGTACGACCCTGAAAAAGAGGAATATGTACAGGATGAAAAAGGCAACGAAGCTTTTCTTGATTATGAAACTGTTGACGAGGACTATATGACGGAAATTGAGGAAGATGTAACGGATGATTCGGGAACGATAAATAAAATTAAAACTCCCGTAGTTAAAATACCTCAAGGTACACAGGTTCCTTACTATTATCCCAAGGGGCCCAAGTCCATTCCGATAGTTATACAGAACAATATTCCGCGTTCAAAGTCGATAGTAGGCATATCGGACATTGAAAGAACAGCTGATTTTGAGCAGACGATGAAAAAAATGATATACAAGCATGAGGAAAAGATTCTCAAAGGTACGACAAAGATTTTGTACAACAAGGCTATGGAGGAAGAAGCGTCTGCATTAATTGACAATGACGGATTGACTATTATTCCGGTAAATGATGTAGCCAACTTTAAAGCTGTAGACTTCAAGGACAACGGACGCGAAGCTCTTGAGTTTTATTCGTTTATATCCGACCAGCTACAGTATATGATAGGCATTACCTCAGTCTGGCAGGGTATAAACAAAGGTGAATCGCAGTCCGGCAAAATGACAGATTCGCTTATTAACCAGACGGCGGAAAAGATAGGCATAAAGGCAAATGAAAAAAATATTGCCTACAAACGGATATATCAATTGTTGTGTGACCACATACTTTGCTTTTCTGACGGCGACAGACCTTACAGGATAGACAATAAACTAAAACCCGAATATGGTACGTTCAACAAACTCGATATGGTGAAAATGCA